CGCGGCGCCGCGAGCCGCGGATGCGGGTGATGTGAGGGCTGCTACTGCACCAAGTGGAACCGGTCTAGGGGATGCCAGCCTGCGCTGGCATGACGAAGGCAGGACCGCTCGGAACTTTTGACAACGAGAAGCGGGACGAGTGATGCGCAACTGGCTTGAGGCGGCGAGGCAGGCTTGGGGGCGCGGCGCGGCGCCGGAGGTCAAGCGCAGTGCGACCGGGCCGCTGATCGCGCTGCATATCTCCGGGCGGCCGGTGTGGACCCCGCGCAACTACCAGGCCCTGGCGCGCGAAGGGTTCAGCGGCAATGCGGTGGGCTATCGCTGCGTACGCATGATCGCGGAATCGGCGGCTTCGATCCCCTGGCTGTTGTACGAGGGCGAGGCGGAGATCAGCGATCATCCGCTGCTCGACCTGCTCATGCGGCCCAATCCGGGCATGAGCGGGCAGACCATGTTCGAGACCTTCTACGGCCATCTGCAGGTGGCCGGGAACGCCTATCTCGAAGCGGTGAGCATGGCCGGCACGGTGCGTGAGCTGCATGTGCTGAGGCCGGACCGGATGAAGGTCGTGCCCGGCAAGGACGGCTGGCCGGAGGCCTACGAGTACAGCGCCAACGGGGCGACGGTGCGCTTCGGGCAGCAGTCGGGCGAGGCGGTGTCGCCGATCCTGCATCTGCGCCTGTTCAACCCGACCGACGATCATTACGGCCTGTCGCCGCTCGAAGCGGCGGCGGCCAGCATCGACATCCACAATTCGGCCGCGGCCTGGAACAAGGCGCTGCTCGACAATGCGGCGCGGCCCTCGGGCGCGCTGGTCTATACGGGCACGGGCGGCGAGGGAAATCTGAGCGAGGACCAGTTCGAGCGCCTCAAGCGGGAACTGGAGGAGTCCTATCAGGGCAAGGCGAACGCCGGGCGGCCGCTGGTGCTGGAAGGCGGGCTCGACTGGAAGCCCTTGTCGATGAGTCCCAAGGACATGGAGCACATCGAGGCCAAGCACGAGGCGGCGCGCGAGATCGCGCTCGCCTTCGGGGTGCCGCCGATGCTGCTCGGCATCCCCGGCGACAACACCTTCGCCAATTATGCCGAGGCCAACCGGACGTTCTGGCGCCAGGCGGTGCTGCCGCTGGTGGCGCGGACCGCGGAAGCGCTCAGCCAGTGGCTGGGGGCGGGATTCGGCGAAGAGCTGCAGCTCGGCTTCGACGTCGACCGCATCGAGGCGCTGTCGCAGGAGCGCGAGGCCCTGTGGGCGCGCATCGAACGGTCGCGCTTCCTCACCCTCAACGAGAAGCGTGCGGCGGTCGGCTACGGGCCGGTGCCGGGCGGGGACCGGCTCGGCGTCAGCGGCGCTTCCGCGTCCTAAATCCACGTATCAGCGAGACCCAGATGGCTGAAGCTATGGCGATCGGCGGGGCGCGGTCTGCGCCGGCCGGGCAGCGCGGCGTGTTCGCGGGCTATGCCAGTTTGTTCGGTGTGCCCGACTCGGCCGGCGACGTGGTGATGCCCGGCGCCTTCGCGGCAAGCCTGGCGCGGCGCGCGACAAGCGGTATCCGCATGCTGTTCCAGCATGACGCCAGCAAGCCGGTCGGGACCTGGCTTGAGCTGCGCGAAGACAGCCGCGGTCTCTTCGTGCGCGGGCGGCTCGCGGCGGACGTCCAGCAGGCCGAGGAACTCGGCCGACTGCTGCACGAGGGCGCCATAGACGGGCTGTCCATCGGCTTTCGCGCCGTGCTCGCGTCACGCGACCGGCTGACCCGGCAGCGCCGGCTGATCAGAATCGATCTTTGGGAGATCTCGCTCGTCACCTTCCCGATGCTGGAAGGGGCGCGAGTGACGGCGCTCGAATGGGCGCCGACGGCCCCGCTGCGCAAGGCGCGCAGCCGCGACGGGCCAGGAGGCCCCGGCCTTGGCGCGCCGGAGAACGGTTCTGCCACTGCCGCCGCGATCCGGGCCGGGGCCCGGCAGTTCTTCCCATTTCCATCTTCAGGAGCCATGCGATGACGATCGAGAACTATGAGACCAAGGTCGCCGGCGCCGCCTCGATCGAGGTCGGCGAGGCGTTCGGCGAATTCATGACCGCGTTCGATGCCTTCAAGCAGGCCAACGACGAGCGCCTCGGCGAGATCGAGCGGCGGATGAGCGCCGATGCGGTGACCGTCGACAAGGTGGAGCGCATCAATCGAGCGCTCGACGAACTGACGCTGAAGTCGCGCCGGCCGCAACTCGGGGCCGATACTCCGGACGCCGCGCCGGCCCATCGGCGCGAGCACAAGGCGGCCTTCGAGTCCTACGTCCGCAAGGGCGAGACCGGAACGCTTGCGAGCCTCGAGGCCAAGAGCCTGTCGGCCGGCTCCGATGCCGACGGCGGTTACCTGGTGCCCGACGAGACCGAGGCCGAGATCGGCCGGCTGCTCAGCGAGGCCTCGCCGATCCGTGCAATTGCCGGCGTGCGCCAGGTGACGGCAGCGGTATACAAGAAGCCTTTCGCCATCACCGGGCCGCAGACCGGCTGGGTCGGCGAGACCGCGGCGCGGCCCGAGACGACGGCGCCGACGCTGGCCGAGATGCAGTTCCCGGCCATGGAACTCTACGCCATGCCGGCAGCCACCCAGACCCTGCTCGACGACGCCGCGGTCAGCATCGACCAGTGGATCGCCGAGGAGGTGCAGGCGGCGTTCGCCGAGCAGGAAGGCACCGCCTTCGTCACCGGCGACGGCTCGAACAAGCCGAGAGGCTTCCTCGACTACACCAAGGTTGCCGACGCCAGCTGGAGCTGGGGCAATCTCGGATATGTGGCGACCGGTGCGGCCGGCGCGTTTCCGGCCTCGGACCCGTCCGACGTGCTGATCGACCTCGTCTATACGCTGAAGGCCGGCTACCGGCAGAACGCCAACTGGGTCATGAACCGCAAGACCCAGGCCGAGGTGCGCAAGCTCAAGGATGCCGACGGCAATTATCTCTGGCAGCCGGCCGCCACGGCCGACGGCCGGGCGAGCCTCATCGGCTTCCCCGTCACCGAGGCCGAGGACATGCCGGACATCGGCGCGGACGCCTTCGCCGTTGCGTTCGGCGACTTCCGCCGCGGCTATCTGATCGTCGACCGGATCGGCGTGCGCATCCTGCGCGATCCCTATTCGGCCAAGCCCTACGTGCTGTTCTACACCACCAAGCGCGTCGGCGGCGGGGTGCAGAACTTCGAGGCGATCAAGCTCTTGAAGTTCGCCGCCAGCTAAGGGCCCCCCTCCCCGACAAGGGGGGAGGGGGCAGTTCGCCCGCCCGACTCCCCTCCCCTTCAAGGGGAGGGGCTGGGGCGGGGTGCACATTCAATCCGTTTCGCAGGTGAGCCGCCATGGCAGCCGTACTCATTCAACCGCCGGCCGCGGAGCCGGTCAGCCTGGCCGAGGTCAAGGAGCATCTGAGGGTCGACGGGCCGGACGAGGAGCCGCTCATCGTGGCGCTGATCACCACGGCCAGGCTCACCATCGAGCACTTGGCGGGGCTCGCCCTGATGACCCAGCGATGGGCCGTGCTGCTCGACCGCTGGCCGGACGGGCAGGCCATCGAGCTGCCGGTCGCCCCGGTCGCGAGCATCGACGTGCTGCGGGTCTATGACGAGGCCGATCAGGCCAGCGTCATCGATGCGGCGGAGTATTTCGCCGACCTGGCAAGCCGGCCGGCGCGCCTGGTGCGGCGCAACAGCCAGGCCTGGCCGGACCCCGGACGCGTCGCCAACGGTATCGAGATCGAGCTCACCGCAGGCTTCGGCGCAGGTCCCGTGGACGTGCCTGAGACCCTGCGCTGGGCGGTGCTCATGCTGGTCGGGCACTGGTTCGAGAACCGCGCCGCGGTCGAGGCCGCCACCCAGCTGCGCCATGTGCCGCTGGCGGTGCAGGCGGTGCTGAACCCGTATCGCAAGGTGCGGCTGTGACGAGGATCGGGCAACTCAATCGCCGCCTCACGCTGGAGGCGCCGGTGACCGTCAGCGACGGGGTCGGCGGCACCATGGTGACCTGGCAGCCGGTGGCAAAGCTGTGGGCGGAAGTGCGCTCGCGCCTGGGCGACAAGCGCCAGTGGGCCGAGGCGCTGACCTCCGAGGCCACGCATCTCATCCGCATAAGAAGCACCCGGCAGCTGGCGAGCAACATGCGATTTACCGAAGGCGCGCGCATCTTCGAGATCCGCTCGGTGATCGAAGACGGGCGGCACTGGACCGACTGCCTGTGCCGGGAAAAACCGCTGCCGGCATCCACCCTGCCATCGTAAAGGAGCAGGCCCCATGACCACGAGCCCTGCCCTGGCGCTGCAGACGGGGCTGCGCGCCGCCCTGTTGGCCGATACGAGCCTGGTGACGGCGCTGGGCGGTGAGCAGGTGTTCGACGATGTGCCGCGCGAGGCGCCGTTTCCCTATATCACCATCGGCGACATCGAAACCCGCGACTGGAGCACTCAGACGTCGCGCGGCCATGAGCACACCGTCACCGTGCACCTGTGGTCGCGCTACCGCGGCCGCAAGCAGGTGCAGGACCTGATCGCCGAGGTCGACCGCATCCTCGACGGCGCGAGCCCGCCGCTCACGGGCTACCGGCTGGTGAACCTGAGCACCGTCTTCTGGACGGCGCAGCGCGAGCCCGACGGCGAGGTCTATCGCGGCACGATGCGGCTGAGGGCCGTGACCGAGCCGCTCGACTAGGTCGCGGCCAGCCCCGAGATTTCGCACAAGGAGATACCCATGACGGCACAGAAGGGGCGCGACCTGCTGCTCAAGGTCGACGCCGATGGCCTGGGCGCGTTTCAGACGGTGGCGGGCTTGCGAAGCCACGCGCTGGCGTTCAACGCCGAACGCGTCGATATCACCCATCAGGAGTCCGCCGGCGCCTGGCGCGAGCTGCTCGAAGGCGCTGGCCTCAAGTCGGCCAACATCCGCGGCAGCGGCATCTTCAAGGACGCGGCGTCGGACACGACGATGCGCAGCCTGTTCTTTTCCGCCACCATCCGGCGCTGGCAGGTGATCATTCCGGACTTCGGCACCCTCGAGGGGCCGTTCCAGATCACCGCGCTCGAGTTCGGCGGCCAGCACGACGGCGAGGTCAGCTTCGACGTGGCGCTCGAATCGGCCGGCGAGCCGACGTTCACGGAGGCCTGAGGTGAGCCATGGCTAATCGGCACCGCGGCGAGATCGAGGTCGAACTCGGCGACCGGCGCTGGACCCTGTGCCTGACGCTGGGTGCGCTCGCGGAACTGGAATCGGCCTATGGCGACGAGGATCTGCTGTCGCTGGCCGAACGCTTCGAGCGCGGCGCCATCGGGTCCCGCGACGCCATCCGCATCATCGGGGCGGGATTGCGCGGCGCCGGCCACGAGGTGAGCGACGGCGAGGTGGCCGCGCTTACCGTCGAGGGCGGCGCGGCGGGATATATCAGGATCGTTGCCGATCTGCTGCAGGCGACCTTTGCCCCTGCTGGTGAGGAGAACCCGCCGGCGGGAAACTGACTGGCGCCGCCGGGGGTACCGCGACATTCCCCTGGCGGCGCGCCATGGAACTGGGCCTCGGCCGCCTCGGCAGGTCGCCGCAGGAGTTCTGGGCGATGACGCCGAAGGAACTCGATGCGGCGGTTGCGGGGGCCATCGGGACAGGCCCTGCGCCGCTGTCGCGCGAGGACCTCGAAAGACTGATCGCACGGTTTCCCGATCCGGATACGGAGAAAGACTGACATGGCCACAGGTGACGAAGAGTTCACCGCCTCGCTGGCGCTGGAGACCCGCCGCCTGCGGGCGGAATTCACCGAGCTGACCAGGGTGTCGGCGAGCTTCGGGCGCACGATCACGAGCGCATTTGCCGGCGCCATAATCGGCGGTCGCAAGCTGTCGGACGTGCTGCGCTCGCTGGTGGCGTCGCTGTCGCGCCAGACGCTTTCGGCGGCACTGCGCCCGCTCGGCAATGCCATCGGCGGGCAGCTGGCGAGCCTTCTTTCGCCGGGCCGCATCGTGCCCTTTGCAGCCGGAGGCATCGTGCGCAGCCCGACGCTGTTCGGGATGGGCGACGGGCTGGGGCTCATGGGCGAGCGCGGGGCGGAAGCCATCTTGCCGCTGGCCAGGGGTCCGGACGGCCGCCTCGGCGTGCAGTCCGAGGGCGGCGCCGCGGTGACCGTCAACGTTCATATCTCGACGCCGGACGTGGCCGGGTTCGAGCGCTCGCGCTCCCAGGTGTCGGCGCTGCTGGCCCGCGCCGTCCAGCGCGGGCAGCGCAATCTTTAGGATCCATTGGCGGCCCATCCTTCGAGACGCTCGCTTCGCTCGCTCCTCAGGATGAGGTCTTTCAAAAGCTTACCTCACCCTGAGGACGGCCAAAGGCCCGTCTCGAAGGGTCATCGGGAATTTGGCCGACGCGGTTGGTGGGTTACGCTTCGCTAACCCACCCTGCGCGTGGCATGGGCACCAGGTGGGCAGATGACCAGCTTTCATGATGTGCGATTTCCCACTGGCATTTCCCGGCGTGCCTCGGGAGGGCCGGAGCGGCGCACCGACGTTGTGGCGCTCGCATCCGGACACGAGGAAAGGAACAGCCGCTGGGCCCACTCGCGCCGGCGCTACAACGCCGGCTATGGCATCCGCACGCTCGACGAGATCCATGAGGTCGTCGGCTTTTTCGAAGAACGCCGGGGGCGGCTGCACGGCTTCCGCTGGAAGGATCATGCCGACTACAAATCGGGCCCGCCGCAGTCCGCTGTGGATCCCGCCGATCAGGAGATCGGCACCGGCGACGGCACGACCGCGTCGTTTCAGCTGATCAAGAGCTATGGCGACGGCGGGAGCGCCTATGTGCGGCCGATCACCAAGCCGGTTGCGGGGACCGTTCGAGTTGCGGTCGACGGCGCGGAGAAGTCGGACGGTGTCGATTTCACCGTCGATCTACAGACCGGGATCGTGACCTTTCAGACTAGCGCCATACCCGGTGCTGCGCAGACGGTAACCGCCGGATTCGAGTTCGACGTGCCGGTTCGCTTCGACAGCGACCTGCTGACCATCAATCTCGATGCCTTCGCGGCCGGCCAGATCCCCGACATCGCGCTTGTGGAAGTGAGGCTGTGACGAGGGCTTCGTCCTTCGACAGGCTCAGGACGAGGGTTCTTGGGAGATGAAAACGCTGCCCGCCGGGCTGCAGGCTCACCTCGATAGCGGCGCGACGACGCTGGCCTGGTGCTGGAAGGTCGAGCGCCGGGACGGAACGATCCTGGGCTTCACTGACCATGACCGCGACCTCGCGTTCGACGGCGTGAGTTTTGCCGCCGCGACCGGCTTTACCGCCAGCGAGGTGGTGTCGTCGCTGGGGCTCAGCGTCGACAATCTCGAGGTGGAGGGTGCGCTTGCCGCAGCCGCGATCACGGAAGCCGATCTCGCCGCCGGGCTTTACGACGGGGCGACGGTGGAGCTGTGGCGGGTGAACTGGGCCGATGCGTCCCAGCGCGTGCTGATGCGAAAGGGCGCGCTAGGCGAGGTCAGCCGCGGTGAGCTTGCGTTCACCGCCGAGCTGCGCGGGCTTGCCCATGCGCTGCAGCAGGCCACGGGCCGCACCTATCAGCGCCTGTGCGATGCCGACCTTGGGGATGCCCGCTGCGGCGTCGACATCGATGCACCCGAGTTCAAGGGCAGCGGCACCGTCGATGCCGTGTCGGACGACCGTTTGCTGACGGTGTCGGGACTCGGAGCCTTCGACAGCAACTGGTTCCGCTTCGGCAAGCTGACCTGGACGAGCGGCAACAATGCCGGCCGCATCGCCGAAATCAAGGCGCATGCCAGGGGCTCGACGGTGACGCTCACGCTGTGGCAGCGCGCGCCGTCGGCGGTCTCGGCCGGCGACGGCTTCACCGTGACCGCAGGCTGCGACAAGACGCTCGCCATCTGCAAGGCCAAGTTCGACAACGTCGCGAGTTTTCGCGGCTTCCCGCATATGCCGGGCAACGACCGCGCCTTCGCCTATGTCGTCGGCGAGTCGGGGGAGAACGATGGCGGATCGTTTTTCAACTGAGGCAGCCGCCGAGGACTCCACCCCCAGCCCCTCCCCCCCAGGGGGAGGGGAGCAGATGGAGATCAATCGTGCGGCTATTGTCGCCGAGGCGCGCTCGTGGATCGGCACGCCGTATCATCACCAGGCGAGCGTCAAGCAGGTGGGCTGCGACTGCCTGGGGCTGGTGCGCGGCGTTTGGCGGGCGCTGGTGGGGCCGGAGCCTGAAGCCATCCCCGGCTACTCCAGCGACTGGGGCGAGGTAAGTGCGCAGGAGACGCTGCTCGCTGCGGCTCGCCGGCACCTGATCGAGATCGACCCGACCGCGGCCCGGCCTGGCGACATACTGGTGTTTCGGATGCGGCCCGGACGGATGGCCAAGCATGCCGGGATCGTGGTGGGCTGCGCAGGACCGCAGGGCGGTAACCTGAAATTCATCCATGCCCAGGAGGGCGGGCCGGTGTGCGAGGTTGCGCTCTCGCCCTGGTGGCAGGCGCGCGTTGCCGCTGCATTCGCCGTTCCCGGTGTGCTCCGGGACAAGTGCCTGCAGGAACAGGATTGAGCGACTCAAGCGAGAAGGACCGATTCCATGGTGGACAAGTTTGCGACCTACAGTTCCGGACTGGACAGCCCCGCGTCCGACGTCTTCCCGATCACCCCGGATGACGGCTCCGATCTTGCCGTCGCGACCCGGGCGATACGGGCCGATACCGGCGGCGACGTGGTGCTCGTCACCATGTCGGGCAACGAGCGGACGTGCAAGTTTGCCGACGGGGAGACGCGCGCCATCCGGGCTACGCGGGTCAAGGCGACGGGCACGACGGCCACCGGCCTCGAGGGCATGGTCTGAATATGAGCATGCGCCTCGGACTCGGCCTCGGCCTCCTCTGTCGGGGGCACAGAGCGCCATGGACTCCGGCCAGGCTGTTCGCCTCCGGCGAGGTGGGCGCCTGGTACGACCCGTCTGACCTAGCCACCGTGTGGCAGGACGCGGCCCGCACGACGCCCGGCGCAATCGATTCCCCGGTCGGGGCCATCGACGACAAGACGGGCAATGGCAACCACATGACGCAGGCCACGGCGGGCTCCCGCCCGATCCTGCGCCAGAACGGGTCGCTGTTCTACCTCGAGCGCGACGGGACCGACGACGAGCTGTTCACCGGGGCGGACTTCACCCTGCAGGCGGGCTGGACGCTCGGCGCCGCTGCGAGCTTTGTGGCCGGGGGCGATACCTCGACGCGGGCCATTGTCAGCCTTGCAGTAAATGGCACCAACTATCTGGCGCTCGGCTTCCGCCAGTCTATCGAGGAGGGCCGCTCGGCGCTGCGCGGCAGTAGTGCGGACCCTGCTGTCACGGTAACGACCGCCACTGCCGGCACGAACAGCTATCCGGCCGCCAATCCTGCAGTGATCGTCAGCCGCTTCCAGGCCCTGTCGCACGATATCCGGGTCAACGGCGTGACGGGCGACACCGAAGCGACGACGTGGGATGCCCAGACGGTCGCCAGTGCCCGGTTCGGCTTCCGAAACACAGCCGGGCCAGACATCATCGCCGCCAATCTCTATGCCGCCGTGGCGCTGGCGCGGGTGCCGACGGGGGCGGAACTGGCAAGCCTGGAAAGCTGGCTCGCCGGCAAGGCCGGCGTGACGCTGTGAGTCTCGATCTGCCCTGGATGCAACGGAAACTCCGGCACCCCTGTTTTCCTATTCTGAGCTCCGGATCAGACAGTACCGCATAGGAGAGCTCACATGGCCACGCTTTTGCTCTCCGCCGCCGGAACCGTCGTCGGCGGCGCCATAGGCGGACCGCTCGGCGCCACCATCGGGCGGGCAGTCGGCGCGGTTGCGGGCTCGGTCGTCGACCAGGCAATCATCGGTGCTCTGACGCCTGCGCGGCGGGTGCAAGGCC